ATGAAGACTCATTTCGCCAGTTTCCTGAAAAGTCCTGTCTACCTGAACCAGGTGGTAGCGCGTCGGCTTGCAGCACGAAGTCTCGCGCACTTTATGATGTATATGTTTCCGACCTTGGTGCTGGAAGAGGTAAACTACATCGTTTGTGAGTATTTCGATAAGGTTGTTCAGGGGAAAATCAGGAGATTGGCTTGTTCAACTCCACCAAGAACCAGCAAATCGATAACCTTCTCCCAATATGGGCCGGCCCATGCAGTCGGCAATAGTGCTGACAGTCAGATCCTGTGTATCAGCCATACAACTTTGCTTTCTGAGCATTTTGGGCGGAAGGTCAGGGATATTATTCTCGATCCCAGATTCAGGGATGTTTTCCCCGATGTCAAATTAAATCCCAACGAACAGGCTGCAGCTCACTGGTCGGTAATAAACAGTGATCCCCTGAAGCCTGATGGGGGGTATTACGGGGCGGGTGCCGGGGCGGCGATAGCAGGACGCGGATTTCACTTAGGTATCCTGGACGATATTCTCAGTGAAGCCGGGGCGTTCTCGGACACCAAGGTGAAGGCGCTGTTGAACTGGATAGGCCCAGGTTTCCTCACAAGAGCGCAGCCTGAAAGGAATGCGGTGATTGCAGTGGCTACCAGATGGAGGTTGGACGACCCCATCGGGTATTTGTTGGAGACTGCAAGAGAGAATGATGACGCTGAGCAATGGGAGACGTTGGTCATTCCTGCTGAGTTGGACAAGCAGTCGGCGCAAAGAATGAATGGTGCCAGGATTTCGGTATCGATGGCAAGGAGACTTCATCACGGGGATGATCTGCCCCGGCCAGTATATGAAGAGAGAGGCTCGTTCAGCCCGGAAAGGCATCCATTGAAGGATTTGTTGGCAACCAAAGCGATGATGAGTCCTGGGTATTATTCTGCCCTGTACCAGCAAAATCCCGTCTCGGAGTCGGGAGCTATCCTTAAAAGGATGTTCTGGAGAGAGTGGCCATCGGTCAATCCTCCCCGGTGTTTCCAGATCTTCACGTTCTACGATACGGCGATTGAGTTGACTGAGGCGCACGATTTCAGCGCCAGGACAACCTGGGGCGTCTTTCAGGAGACTGACGAGATCGTGGCAGCCATTCTGCTGGAGTCGTGGCAGGATCGGGTAGAGACGCCGGATTTGTCTGCGGAGATCGTCAGGCATTTCAGGGAGTGGAACCCGGACATCATCTATATAGAGAAGAGGGCCTCTGGAGCGCCCCTTCTGCAGAGCCTGAGGCGCTCGAGGGACCCAAAGATACCGGTACGGCCATGGTTACCACCCGGTCGGCTGATAGCCTCGTCATCGGCTTCTAAGGACACTCGATTAAGGGGTAAGATCCCGCGAGCGCACGCGACTGCACAAGTCATGTCGCAGGCCAATATCTATTATATGGGCAACGTACCCAATGGTCGGGCACTGCAGCAGTGCATGGAGTTTCCTGCTGGCAAGCACGATGATCTGGCTGACACGGTGACGATGGCGATCTTGACCTTTCGGGAGCGGAATTTGCTGACGCTTTCGGATCAAACGGGATTAGCGAGCCGTTCGGTAGAGGACTTGCCGCCTGATTTCGACAGGTCTTCGTCTGCGTTAGCCGCATCCGCGCAGACCCCGTCTCCTTTTGTGAATGAGGATCTGGACGAATCTTATACCGACTTCGAAGATCTGGACGAGGACGAAGCCTCATTGGGAGGATCGGTTGTCGGGTCACAAGATGATCTCTACGAGCAGTCCACCACGAAAGCTGAACTAAGATATCGGATAAAGAAGCGGGCGCAGACTCGTAATCCCTTGAATCCCCGTTATAATCGGACAAGTACGAGGGAGTTGAAAGCTTTTCACAATGCGCGATTGGAAGTAGAATTGCCAGATGATGTCTGATCCGGGGCGGGGTAACCCCGCAATTGCGAGTGTAAGTGTGAATACGAATACTTCTCACTGAGAATGTATTTTGTTTTTTGTATGTTATTATTAGAATAATCATGGTTTATATTTGCATTCTCCCGTGTATTCAACCCTTGGAGGGGATGAATGGCTGACAATAGCCGCGCGTTCGACACGTTGGTAACCGTGCCGCAAGACCCGGAGCCTGAGTTCCCTGATTTTGACGATCCGGTTGATGAGGACGGTCTTGTCTCGTTTCGCGAAGCGTTGGCGATGGCGATAGCAGATCCGGCTGATACGAATATGGCCGAGTTTATTGATTTTGATGCTCAGAGGGACATTGCCAGGACCCTGATTACCTGGGCCGATGCGGACAAAGAGTCTCGTGCAAAGTGGGATCGGCAGTTCTCGGAAGGGTTGAAGCGGATTGACCTGACCCTGGAGCAGGGTCGCGAGTTGCCGGAGGTCGAGGGGGCTATGGAAGCCCGGTATCCGCTATTGAAGCAGGCGGCGACCCAGTTCAATGCGCGGACCATGGAGGAGATATTCCCTCCGATGGGGCCGGTAAAGACCGACCTCAAGGGTAAGAAGTCAAAGCCGCAGCGCGAGCAGGCCAGACGGGTTGCAGACCATCTGAACTGGCAGATTACGAGTAAAGACAAGGGATGGTTCAGCGACGATGATCGGGGAACCATGTTGCTCCCCTATTCAGGGACCATTTTCAAGCACGTCTCTTATGACCCGGACAAGCACAGGAATATATCCCGGTTAATCAGGCCGGATAATCTGCACTACCCGTATTCTTCTCCTTCTTTCTCCGAAGCTCCACGCTATTTTCTATCTTATTTCCAATCGGCGGAAGACTTTCGTGCCGACATCGTTACCGGGCGTTATCGAGATGTGTTGTCTAGCGACGATGTGCCGGATGTCGCCTCTGTCTCGCGGTCGGACCCGGAGTTGCTCACCGAAACGGGTGCCGAGGTCGATGAGATCGATGCGGTCGAGGACATCTCTTATGGGAGCGGGCCTGACCCTGCTGCCGATGGCTATAACATTCTCGAAGGGTATGTCGGGCTGGATTTCTCGGAAGAGACGCCATGTTCGGCCTCCGGGCATCAGGTGCCTTTCAAGGTCCTGATCGAGAGGGACAGCAATACCATCCTGGCGATTTATGCCGACTGGGATATCGAGGAAGACCTGCCGGAGCTGGTAGAGAAAGAGTCGGAATACCCACAAGCGTTGTCTCCTGAAGTAGGTTTGGAAGAGGATGCCACTTTCAGGGAGCCGGAGAATTATCAGGAGGTTCTGGATACTCTGGACGAGTTGTTACAGGATTTCCGTCCAGAGCGGCTCGAGCATATTGTTCAGTACAATTTTCTGCCTGGGTTTGGATCGATGGGTATCGGGCTGATCCATGCAGTCGGGGATCTGGATGATGCAGCTACCGACCTGCTGCAGACAATCTCCACTGCTGGCAAATTTGCCAGTACCCAGGGCGGGTTCGTGTCGAATCAGGTCGGCCACAAGGGGACGATTCTAACGACCTCTCCCGGCATTTACGAGCCAATCGACCTATCCCCCGAGGAACTCAACAAAGCCTTTTACACGCCGCCCTTCCGCGACCCAGCGGCCTCTCTGTACCAGGTCCTTGGAATGGTCATCGAGGCGGGCAAGTCGTACACATCGACCACAGAAGCCCTGACTGGTGATGCTCCTTCGACTGGGCCGGTCGGGACGATGTCTCTGTTAGTTGAGCAGGGGTCGAAAGTTTACTCTGGCATACACAAGCGCATTCACAACGTGAAGCGTGTCGAGTACGAGATCCTGCATCGCCTTACCCGCACTTGGTTGGCGGAGGATGGCTATCCGTATCCCTTGGAAGACGGGTCGGAACCGGAGGTCATGTGGGATGACTTCAATGCCGGACTGGCAATTCTGCCAGTTAGCGACCCGAATATTTCCTCAGGCCAGCAGAAGATTGCCAATGCTCAGGCGCTGTTGGAATTGGCAAACACCCACCCTGAGCTTTTTAATATATACGAAGCAAACAGAAGGATGCTGGAAGCCTTGCGGGTTCCGGATATCAATGCAGTCCTGATCGACCCGGAAGAGTTCTCGCAGCCAGCCGATCCAGCATCGGAAAATGCGATAGCTCTCGTCGGCAGACCATTGAAAGTTCATCCTGCCGAGAATCATCAGGCTCATATGATTGTGCATGATGCCATGAAAGCCGACCAGGCAGTCATGCAGTTGCCCGAAGAGATCCTTGGGCCTTTATTGATGTCTATCGATAACCATACTGCGGTCCATCGGGCATATGACTATCTCGCCCGGATGGGTGTACAGCCTGACATGCTTCCGTTTCTTGAAGCTAGCCCAGGGCAAGATCCTCTGCCTGATTTGCCTGTACAGATGCTCAACCAGGTAGCCGGACAGCAAGCACAGCTCGTTGCCAATGTCGATCCTGCGGGAAATGTACAGCCGCCTCCGCCTCCGCCTACTCCTGAGCAGATAAAGATGCAGGAGGAAGCGCAACTCTTCCAGCAGAGATTAGAGCATAAGGATGCCGACCATCAGCAGAAGCAGCAGCATACGGAAGAAGACCATCGTCAGGACATGGGGCATGAGCAAGAAAGATTGCAGGTGAAAGAACGCGAGATGCAGATGGAGCTGCAGGCGGCAGAGCAGCAGGCAGCCTTGGACAGAGAGAAGGCAATCGCAGATCGGCTGACGGCAAAAAAGAAGTCTGATGACAAGTAGCGTAACAGCAGCCGAGGCGAGGTCGGCAGCTAACTTTTTAACGGATCATGGGATTCCTAAATCTCAAATTCAGCCAAGAAGACTCGCGGCAGCTTCGAAACAGACAAATAAAAGCCTGAGTGAGATTTTAATTATTATCCGTCGAACTATTGCCGCTGGCCAAGGGGCCGGGGGATCGTCTTTAAGTATG